GATTTCACCAAACGGGGGTGTTGCACTCCCCCGTAAGCCCCCAGGCTTAGCTTCTATGTTTCAATGAATCACGGGGGTGTTGCACTCCCCCGTAAGCCCCCAGGCTTAGCTTCTATGTTTCAATGAATCACGGGGGTGTTGCACTCCCCCGTAAGCCCCCAGGCTTAGCTTCACTATTATGGGGGTGTTGTACTTACCTGTAAGCCCCCAGGCTTAGCTTTACTATTTGTTTTTCAATGAATCTACTATTTTGATCAATATCTTTTCACCATTGTACAACATATATATCTTTGTTCTATATGTGTGGTATGTTTGAGTGTACTTATAATCTATATCGAAATCATCTCTGAAGAGACTTTTCTTATGGAACTCATCTGTTATAATGTGATGCAATATTTCAAGTTTCTCTCTAATACTTTCTGGGAAATCTATGTACAAGAATTTTAATGTTTTGAGCCATGAATTGGAAATACGTGAAAAACATGATACAATCTTCTCTCCAGATAGTATTTTCCTGTACTCTAACAACATATCGTAAAAATCCAGATACACTGTTCCTACACGTTTCAAATATATATCCATTTTTGCAATGTCATCTATGAATTTGTCTGCATCTTTCTCCACATGCTTCAAAACATCTTGTATAATGTTGTACTTTCTCAGAATTCCATTGAAAACAATTTTCTTATCTATATAATCTTTTTCCAATAACACATTGAATCTCTGTATAATTCTATTAATTATTTCATAACTGCAATTTTTACAATCGATGCTATTAATGATATAAGCGTTTATATCCTTAATAGACTTGAACTTATTCACTGGAATGTCATATTTTAAACTATTCTTCTCAACATGTTTAATAAAATTGTAATATGTTGCTTCTAATGTTGCATTAGTTTGTTTTGGCAATGTTACACCATAATATGTACACTTTCCAGAAATAAATGTTTCAAATTTTTGTTGATAATCACTCATAATAAATAGTAATAGATAATAATATATACTTTTTTTTAGATATTTACAAGAATTAGATTTTCAATCTTTTTATGATCTCCTCGTAACATGCTATTTCTTATAAAAGTGCTACTCACATTGTGACCATCTTTTCTCTTAGTCGGTTTTATAACCAAGTACTTAATATTCTTCTTACCAATTGTCATCTCATAAAAACTGTATCTACTATTCCCTGCATCTTTGGCACTCTTCACAAACAGAATTTTGTGACCCTTCTTAACTTCATCTTTCCCCAACTTTATTATTTCACCATTCTGTACAGGACTTGTTGCTTGACTTTTTATGACTTGTACTCTCTTTTGATCAACCACTGGTAAAAGTTTGATATACTTCATCCATATTTTATAGGATTGGTCTTGAGTGAAAACAGGAACTAACTCCTGAATTTCCGCTTTGGTCATACCCTCTTTAGCACCTTTAACAATCTTAATCAGTTCATCTTTATTTACATTACGTACATTAATAAGTGGACGTGGTTTCTTAGATATAACAATAACAACGAGACCAACACCTTTTCTCTTCAAAAGTTTCTTAACAATATCGAAATGTCCGATATGTGGAGGTTTGAAAGAACCTGGAAATATAGCAACAGACATATATATAGTATAGTATACTTTTTGCCAATACTTTTTTCTAAAAAGTGTTTTTCCAATACTTTTTTTCTAGAGAAGTGTATATTCCTATGTCAACAGAATTGAAACCGTATTTTATGATTTACTCACTAGAAATGTGTCCTTATTGTGAAAGAGCGGAACATTTAGCGAGGAGTAACAATCTAAGACACAAAGTGCAACACATTTTGCAAAGAGACAAACATGAATGGAAACAGAGACTTGAAGCATCAACATTTCCACAGATATACTATTATGATGGTGATGGAAAATTCTACATTGGTGGTTGTAGAGATTTTGAAGAGTTGTTGCGTAAAAATTTGCCAATAGTCAAATCTTAAAAAATTTCTGTTATATTATATAGATGAAAGTAAAAATATACTACCTAACTGGTTGTCCATACTCTCAAAAAGCCCTAAAACTCCTCAAACAATACAAAATTGACTATGATATTATAAAGATTAAGAGTGATAAGGATAAAAATATGTATAAGGAGGAATTACAAGTGTCATCATTTCCACAAATATACATTTATGATGACAATAAATTGAAAAAGAAGAAGGGTAAATGGACTGAAAGAGGAACTCATATTGGTGGTTGTACAGAGTTCGAACATTATTTGTACATTGTAACTCTTATGGAACATAATGATTTAACTATATATAAATTAACAAAAGTGTCAAAGCTCGTTTAAGAGACATACTCCATGAATTTGATGTAGTGTTTAATTAAACAGAATTCGATAAAGTATATAACTATTAAGAATATCAATCCACCAAAATATCCATAAATATCAACTCTATCCTTATCATATTGAATATCTAACAATTCATCAATCCTCTTTTGAATATGATAAACCATAAAATGTGTACCTTGTGTAGGTAATAAGTAAGTAACAACATACATAATAATTGTGACCATAACTCCAATCATTATGTTGTTCTTCTTAAGAGCAATGTGTATACCATTCCATGAAACACCAACAAGTGCCAATAAATTTATAAAGTTTGTTGACAAAAAATTCACAATTGTGGTTGGATTCAAACTATAAACATCCTTGAAGAACCTCATATTACTCGATCCAGAAACTGATAATATATTAGCTATCAAATCTATAACAGGCAAATAGTACATTATCTTTCTGAAACCAAAGAACTTGATAATCACCAATGGCATAATAACAACGAATATTGAGTACCAAACTATAATACCCAAGTAGTTGTGCTCTTTTACACTATCATCGGGACGATATTTATCACTAACAATAAACATATATTATACAATGAGAAAAAATCTTATCTATTAATATATGTGGGGACTTGGGTTAGAGCATGAAGTTCATATGGGATTTGATAAGAAGATAGTTCCAAACTTATTTATGTTAAAAGAGTATCTAGATGCGGTCAGTGATACTAAATCTAATGCACTTTTGAAATCGTTGAGAAAACATTATACATTAGAAGATATAGAGAATAGTAAAGAGAATTTGTCGGATTTTGAAAAAGAGAATGTCAACCGTGTTTTCAAAATAAAATTTGCAAATCTCACATCAACTAACATTAAAACTGTTCACTATTTTTTACAAGAGGTAACAATAATTGTTCCGTCTTACAATTTACAAACAATCGTGGGAATAGTTAATAAGAATATTCTCAATCACTATATTGAAAATAGAGATAAATTGAGAAATTCATCTATCAAAATCTTCAAAGGTTATAACAATAATATTCAAATTACTGATAATGTGAAGAGATATCTTATGAAGAGAAAGTTGTACAATGAGAAGAAGAATAGTTCGATAGTGGATATGGATATTCATTTTAAGGGTAGAAAGAGAGTGTTGAAATATTATGGAAATTCCAAATTCAAATCATCTGAAGAGAATACATTTTACAAAAACTATATAATTAACAATTATTACAGATTCCTGAACAGTTATATGACAGTGAATGTCGACACAAGTGAAATGGATCTCAATTTATCCATTTACACACTATTGAGTAGAATGAAATCTCAAAATTTTGTTAATACAATTATTGACCTTGATGATCTAACAAAGAAGAAAGTGAATGAAGCTATTGTATTTTTCAAAAATAATTACAAAAATTCAGTGAGAGAGATTATGAGAGATATGAGTAATGATAAGAAAGAGATGTTTCCATCTTTTAGAAAATGTAATGTACGCATGAATGTGAATCTGTATCAGAACAAAACATTGAGTAACACAATATCTCACACAGTTAATCATCAAAATATGTTCTTTGACAAATTGAATTTCAAACTCATGTCAAAAGCCGAAATATATGATGAAATAGACCACTTACTCGATATATATATTATATTATCCAACAAGAATGTAAATTTCATAAATTTGGAAGTCGATGACATGTTGACAAAACAGTACACATACAAACTCGATTATCCAATAAAATATCTCATAAACATGGCTTTCAACGAAGCAATCACAACAGATCCAACAAAAAGTGGTCCTCTATTTGAATCCAAAAATTTGACATACAAGAATGTCACAATAGAACAAGTAACACACGAAGTCTCAATTTATCAAAAGATTGTTAAGGATGTTCTGAATAAAACTTATAGTACAACAGATTTCGCAGTTTACGGATCTATTAATGAGATGATTAGAGGAGGAGATATCAATATAATTTCTCTGTATGATGGTGTTCTTGAAGATATTATCTATACCAAGGATTATTTTGGTTCTTACCATTTATGGTTAACAATGCCATCTAAGAGTTTATCAAAATTTGTTGATGAAACTACAAAACTAGCAAAACTACTTCAATGGGTCGAACCAATGTTTTTCTCTTTTTATACAAACAATATCCACAATGGTGAGGGGTCTTTTAGATATAGATTCAATCCGAACTCGGGTTATGGAACAAGTGATCCGGATCTGTTTAAGAAAAAGATTACAAAGTTTGAGTATGTTAGATATATTGATGGAAGAGACATGGATAATTTGGATCTTGATCATATAAAATATGCAGATGATATGTGTGTATATGACAATAATGGTAAAAAGATAATCAATTATGAAATGTTGGGAGAGCGTAATATAACAAGTGATGAGATTCTTAAGAGATTGTCATGTAATAAGAAACAGATAAAAACTTATTTGGATATTCTTTGGGAAGAGTCGAAAATACCTGATATGAGATTGGGTGCTGATATAAGAAGTCCATATTGGAAGAACAATTTTATTCCAAAATTGAAGAAGAACTGGGAGCCAATTAATATTATGAAGAAAGATAGAAGAATATACAGATACTACTTTAACAGAGAGACAAAGAAGATTACACAAACACCTCCATATTCAAAATCGAAAACCAAGGACAGAACTGGATTCGAATTCAGAGTGTTTGACAATATGGACATCAAACACATGCAGAATATCATGAACTTCTCTATCCTAATATACATCGCAATTATTAACAAACGTAAGAACAACATCACCAAAGCCTTGTTGTCATCATCATGGAACAGAACATTAGCAAACTGTTTAATGAAAGGTGTTAACCAATTTAAATTGAGTAATGCTTACACAAAGAGAATATGTGAAATGCTTGAAATCAAACAGAAGAATTTCGGAAATATTGTCAATCTATTTCAGTACTGTGCAGACGAACTACACAATAAGTACAAGAACAACAGTATTTATAAAAAGATGGTCAAAAACCACCAAAAAAGAATTATAATCGAAAATGTCAATCTATATCATTACAGATACAATATCAATAAGAAACGGGGAGATTGAATTGCATCCAGCAACCCAACGCTTAGAGTCACACTTTTGTAACTGAGTAAAATCTTCTTCTCTACGCTTAATTGTCTTTATGTTTTCTAATGTCTGTAACAATAGTGTGTTTGTAATCTTCACTATCCACAACGTAGTTAACATCCATAACTACAATGTCACAATCTTCACAAAATTGTTCAGCCTTCTCCAACAATTCATTACTGGTTATTTTGAAATTGTTCTCATTACCCATATCATCAATCGTTATTGCATAACCATCATCTATATAAGAACAATACAATGTACGCACACTTGTATCAACATAGTGTGGAACATCGTGTCCAGTGCATAACATATTACACTTTTTACCAGTCAGCAAACATTTTCCCATCAAATTATACTTAGCAGATCCATGTTTACCTGGTTTAGACTTTGAAATCTGTAGGATTCTACATGGATTTTCCTCATTGAAGAGAATAAAATTTCCTTTCTTTAATTTATTCATGTTATACTAACTTACACAACAACTTTTTAAATATAAATGAATATTGCATTAAAGGGAGATTGTAACTCGTCCTTTGATGCAATCTCCCCTTTGTAAAAAATTGATCAAAAAAATGTTAAACAAACAATAACTCCTATTATGTCGTGTTTAGATACGATTTTAAGAAAGTAGGTGATTGTTGCGATAGTGTTTTTATTTGTCTTGAGGACTTCTTAACAAAGGATGAACAATTTAAGTTGCTTTATCATTTTAACGCAATGAATGACTTTCAACCTTGTACCAATTACAAAGGCGAAACGAACAGGTATCAAAAGCTGTATCGGGAAGATTCGAAATCTTTTGAATACGACGACGTTATTAGTAAAATTCAGCATAAAGTTCAAGCTAAAGTTAATGTACTGAAACTTCCAACACCAAATGGTCGAGTTTATTTCAATAGTTGTTTGGTGAATAAGTATAAGAGTGGTAACGATTGCATGTGCAGTCATTATTATTCCAAGGACACTTTTGGAGAGTATCCTGTTGTCGTTGGCATTTCAGTTGGAGCAACACGCAGAATTAATTTCAAAAAGGTGGTTTACAATCATGACAATCCAAAATCTGTTAAAACGGATGATGAAGATCCAGTTAGATTCAGTTTCAAACTGAAATCTGGATCAATGTTCATTATGGCAGGAGCTAGTCAGAAGTATTTTGTTCACGAGATTCCAAAAATAGTGGATGCTACGTCTGCAACTAGATATTCATTGACGTTTCGTCAATATATTTAGGCCTGTTTGCATTGTGTAAAATTGATTTTTATTTTATAACAATTTATTATATATTATACCAGCTACAATGGCGGATAGACATTACAAAAAAATGATTGAAAATTTCCAAAAAAACGCACCTTATTGGTCATTATATAAAGAACTTGCAACTGGAAAGGACGGAAAGGTTTTTGAGGCAAATGGTAAAAATGGTGAAAGTGCAGTTGTCAAATTTTTTAAGGTTCGTAAGAGCGTTAAGAAAGTGAAAAAGGAGATGGAGTTACAGAGAGAGTGTGCTGCTAAAGGGTTAGCACCGAAGATTTATGAGACACCTGTTTTTAACCAGAACAATTGTTATATTGTTATGGAGAGGTATAATTCCACTCTTTTGGATCATTCTAAGAAACGTGTAATTGGAATTGCACTTATGAGGAAGATTGTCAAGTTGTACAAAGAACTTGGGAAACTTGGTATATCACACAATGATAGTAATGTTGGAAGAAATATTATGATTCACAATCGTAATCCGTATCTTGTTGATTTCGGTTTTGCAAAGAAGTTCGAGAATGATAAGAAACTGTTAGAACTTGTTGGACCAAATCCCAATTACTCTCTTTTCCCGCGTCTGTTTTTTATTACAAAGAATGAAAAAGCGAAGGAATATTTGAGGGACGTTATTGATAAATATGAGAAGAAATATGGTGTTATTATAGATCATGCATATCATGCTCAGAAGAGGACTCAGGAGAGGTTGAAACAGTACACTGAGAAACTTTATGGACCAATGACAGAAAAAAATCTACATAATGATATAGAATATGGTTTGTGAAAATCATGGACGTACATGTAATGGCGACTGTATAGACCCAAATATCGACAACGGAATGATGACAAAGATCTGGGGTCCACCTGGATGGTTATTCCTTCACTGTGTTGCGTTTGGTTACCCTTATAAGATAAATGAAGCAAAAGAGGAACATGTTATAAGAAAAGAGCAAACACGTCAATTCTTCAGAAATATAGGTTATGTTCTACCTTGCAAGTATTGTAGAATGTCTTATAGAGATTTTATGAAGAATAGACCAATTGAAGATTTTCTCAATAGTAGAAGAGACTTGACATTGTGGTTGTACAAGATTCACAACGACGTTAACCACAAACTTGGTGTTCCTGATTGCAATATACCGACTTTTGAGGAAGTACAGAAAACATATGAGGCTTTCAGAGCCAAATGTAGTAAAACAACCGAATCTGAGAGAGAAGCCAACAGAGCCAAAGGATGTATCAAACCAGCAGATGGTACAACAAAGAGATGTTTCCTCAAAGTTGTTACTTGTAATAGTGGTGATATTACAAGAAGGGATAACAAAGAGTTGTATTACACTCAAAAGAGAGACGATTACATTCTCATTAAAAAAGAGCATCTCATTACATTCATCATTATCGTAATTGCTGTATTACTTTGTATATGGTTCAGAGATAGATTGAGTGTTTGGGTTAAGAGAATGTTAAATGTACTACGTAAAATAAAACCTCACAAAGTACGAGGCAAAAGATTTCCAAATTAATTGAACATTTTACGGATACAATACTCTCTACTATTGTATAGATATAGTTGGACACTCTGTCGAACTGTACTTTATAACAGTCATGACAATAGCCATGTTACTCATAGCGATTCTTGACTCGCTTCCTTAGCGAACGAAATGGTGTAGACGACTTCGAATGGCTTGTTGTCCACCCTCTTAATCAAATACACTCTATCAACCTCAAATTCAACATCGTTAAATGCTTCACCAATCTCACTCTTCACAGAATCAAACTCACTCTTTTTACACTGACCAAGCGTCATATGTGCCTGATATGTAGGATGTTTAACATACACATCTGGCAAAGCCTTCCTAATAACATTGTACACTCTCTCCAATCCACTCTGATCCTCCGGTTTCAAATGGAATGTCACATCCTTCTTTCTCTTGAAATACTCAAGCTTGTTGAGTCTCAGTGTGAAACTCGAAAGACCTTCATTTGCAAAAGCCTCTTGCAATGTGGCAACAATATCTGGAAATCGCTCAGCTTCAACAAATGGAAAAATGTAATTAATGTGAGGCATCCAACGTGGATACGCTCTATCGTATTTAGCTCTGACAGCGTTCACATTCTCTGTAAATTGATCTGGAAGAACCAGTGTCAAAGCAGTTGTTACATCAAAATTCTTCTTATTAGACATAATATGTATTATGACCTTGTTTTTAAATGGTAAATATAGGGTTTAAAGAGTAAATTACCATAGTAATTAATGAGTGACAGATACTGTTTGATTACAATGTTGGGTGATAAAATTGATGGTTCTGATCTAATCAAGATGGCTATTGAACATGATTGGAGAGGTTACAAGACAAAATATGAGGAATTTGAAAAATCTAGATTGGATGAGATAAGAAAAGAGTGGAGGAGTTATTTGAAACCATCATTTGAGGACAAATATGACGAAGAAACTCTTAAACAGAAGTTTAAGAGAATAGTATCCACGTCGGATACTTATTACAATTCATTCATTGATGAACGTATCGAAGATTTGAAGGATAATTTCAAGAATCAACCAACAGGAACAATGTATTCGGAATATATCTAAGAATCTTGAAAACATTTTTGATGAATATTATGAGAAATGTGTAAATGGTTATAAAGGTATTTATAACAGATTCTTGGAAGACCTTAAGACAGAATATGAAAATGATGAAAATTACACTGAACTTTCATTCGAAGAGTATTGTAATAAAAATTGTAATGATAACGACATATTTTGGAAATATGTGGACACCGTAGATTCATATGAATTATATGGCGAAAAAGTTGGTCCTTTTGATGTAGATGAAAATAATTCTGGCGAATATGTTATAGGATTCGATATTCAATTGGTACGTGAAAAGCTATCATCTGATATGTCTATATTTGATATATCAGAACTTAATGGTTTGTATAAAGATAAAGTTGAAATATTCAAGAAATATTTCAATAAAGAACCGAAGATTATTAGCTTTATTTATGACAGATGCAGATGAATCTGCACCGGAGAACTATGTACAGATTTCGGTTAAAAAAATTGACACAAAAAATAGTGAGAATTTAATAGATATTATTGATAATGCGGAAGCCACAATTCGCGGTATAAAAGAAGGCTGGGCGTTATGAAACACGGTGGGGGCAACCCTGAAATAGATTCACTCATAATATTACTAATCAAGTAGATTCTTCATATTGTCGAAGATAATAAATCCAATTCCCATTGAGAAGAAACTGAGCAAAGCTCTGTTGACTCCACCATAATAGAGTACACGAATTCCATTCTTATAAACATTATCTTGTATAATAGTAAAAGGATTTTCATTGATATTCATTTGAGTAACTGTTTTCACATAGTCTAAAGGCTGTGTTAAAATACTTCCAACCAATCCTCCCAATGCACAATATGAGAAGTTTTTGATATTGTTGTCACTCTTATTGGCTATTCCAATATAAGCAACACATGCGGCGAATCCCATATTTCTATTCAATGTTGTCCAGAATCCTCTGAAAAGACTTGCTTTTTCATATCCTGTAGTGTATCCTATCATACTTTGTATCTTTAACATCTCAATTGGAGTGTCCAAAACTGTTTGAGGAAAAGATGCAAAACATGCACCAATAACAATATCTTCTTTCGTAACCTTACTATGTTTCTTCTCTATATAACTTGCAAAAGAATCTTGAACTCCCCAAAAAGTTAGTCTCATTGGTGCAACGTTCAGTATACGATAACCAGCACCTCTATACAGATTGAGATCTTTCTCTTTCAAAAGATTCTGATAAAAATTATTAATAATCCCTTTTTGGGCAAACTGTTGCTTCTTTGTTTTTAAATAATCAAGTGGATGTGTACAAAGAACTTCTACAATTCCCGAAACACCACCTGCAATGTATCTATTTTTGTCATAATCGAACATAGATGTATTATATTATCAATTTTTTAACTTCAGAAAAAATATGTTCATAAATTATAATGAAAGGTTTAACACTCATATTGGTAGTTGCATTCTTGATAGTCTTGTTAGTAATTGTTTCCAAAATTCAAACATTGAGAGAGAGTTTTGAAAGTGAAACTGAAACAGACGGAGAAGACTCTTACTTTGAAAAAGTTATAACAGATGGTCAGAAATTAGATGAATACAACAGAAAGGTTCTCAACAAGTTAGGAACTCATTAAGCCGACTCTTTCCAAATTTTCTTCACAATAGCTCTCTGATCTTTGTAATCAACAATAGGTTTAGGATATCCATAAACATCCACATCGCTTTTAAACCAATTGTGAATATCTTTATTTGATACATCAGCCAATTCTGGTATCCACTTTTTGATATACTCACAATCCGGATCGAATTTCTCCGATTGTAACCAAGGATTGAATATCCTTTGTGAGAAAGGAGCTGTATCAGTACCCGAACCAGCACTCCATTGCCAATTTCCATTATTAACAGCTGGATCGTAATCGATGAGTTTGGATGCATAATACTGCTCTCCCCATCGCCAATCACATATCAATATTCTCACCAAGAAATTACTAGTTATCAATCTGGTTCTATTGTGCATATATCCAGTCTCATTCAACTGTCTCATACCTGCATCAACAATAGGAAATCCAGTCTTTCCTTCACACCATGCTTTAAACCACTTCTTATTGTTAATCCATTTGAATTTTAAAAATCTCTCTCGCATAGAGTGTCCAATATTCTTTGGAAATGCATAGATAATATTGTAATAGAAATCTCTCCATATCAATTGATTCACCAATGTATCGTACTTTTTCTTCTTGAAAGTCCAGTACACCTCTCTTATAGAAACACATCCAAACTTAATATATGCACTAAGTCTTGTCGTTTCATAATTTAATTCATCCCTTGAATCATCATATTCAGAATACGATTTTTTCAATCTCTTAAGAGCATTCTTTCTACCACCCCTAAACTCAAGTCCATCCTGTTCAACAAAATACTTCTTCAGAAAATCGACACCCTCTTTGAGTTCTCCCTTGAGTTTCTTCCCGTTTCCACCAAATGTCACCTTCTTTTTTGAAACAGCGTCTACGTCAACTGCTCGTAACCTCTTATTAAACTGTCCATAAACTTTGTAAGTAGTTCCAGAACCGGTTACAATCTCTCCGGGAGGAACAAGTAAGTAATCATCATACTCATTACAATCTATCTCCAACTCTTCACATAGATTTCTTATATCATCATCTCTCTTAAGAGCGTAAGGAGTGTAGTCTCTATTGTAATTAATAGATTCAACATCGACGTGCCTTGCAATTTCACGAAGTACATCAACGTTATCACCAAAGAAACAATGTATACGGCAATCGCAATCTTTCTCTAATTCCTTAAGACTCTCATACATGAACTGCACAGAGTAGTCAGATCCGTATTTGTTATTAACAAGTTGTTCTGGTGTTCCAATAAATATTGGAATGCATCCCGTTGGACATTCCAATAATCCTCGATTGTCAACAACTCTGAAATCTCTTCTAAAAATAAAAAGGTTCATTTATACTTTTTTAGAAAAAAAGTATTGTCAAAAAAAAAATAAATCACTTTTTATACTTTTTATAAAAAATATAAACGTCTCCATTAACACGATGTATCTTCATCTTGTTGGTCAGACGCAGTCACCTTTTGGTCAGACGTAGTCACCTTTTGGTCAGACGCAGTCACCTTTTGGTCAGACGCAGTCACCTTTTGGTCAGACGTAGTCACCTCTTGGTCAGACGCAGTCACCTCTTGGTCAGACGTAGTCACCTTTTGGTCAGACGTAGTCACCTCTTGGTCAGACGCAGTCACCTCTTGGTCAGACGCAGTCACCTCATCTGACCAATCGAAATAGATATCACCGAAAGATGACACATCTTCAAAATCTTCAGAATACCAATATTTCATTTTTCTTTCATAAGAAGTAGAAGTATAATATGACGGCTCAAGCTTCAATGGAACGTCAAAATTACCCCCCATCTTCTCAATAAACTTTTTCAAAATTCGTTCAATTTGGCAATAATTGTACCTTGGATACTTGAACGAGTATAAATCCATAATCATATTCTCTAATTTGTACATTTTATCACGACAAATAACGTACTTACGATTTTTACCTTGGTGAGCAGTTTCTTTAAGTTGTGTGTATGCATCTTTAGTCAATGTGAACAAAAAATCAAAAATAGCTTTATCTTTTTGTTCATATTCGGCATCTAGCTTCTCTTTTGATTCTGCTGTAATTTTCTTCAGTGTTGAAAGCATAATCCATACATGTATTGATACCATCTTAAATATTTTTTGTCAATTTTTATAAAAAAATTAGGCTATGCGTTGTGTAACCAATACTATTTTGTTGTAAACGTATATATGCCATCAAAAAAGAAGAGAGTTAAAAAAGATAAGCCAAGAAAGACATTGGAGGAGAGACAACAACAGATTGAGGAGATAAAAGGCAAATTGGAAGGTTTAGGTCTTTCCGAAAATTTCGATGGAATTAAAGAGTTTTATGGATACTGTGACGACTATGTGGAAAAATCCATTCCATGGTCAGGATCTATAAAACTTCATGGGTTAAAACGTATAATATGTGCTATTTTAACAACATTGAAGAATGTTGAATGTTCTGTTAACTTAAAATATGATAAGACTGTTTAGGCGAAGCCACTGTTGTTAATATAATTAAACCTTAATAAATTTACCACCTTTATCGAGATCTATAATACCCATCTGTTTTGGTTTCTTACTCTTGTTTTTAACAGACTTGAAGTTGTAAACTGCAAGTGTGTCAAAATCAACATAAACTCTAACAATCTTCTTCTTCTTCTGAGCTTCTTTAATCAATTCTGTGTAATTTGTTTTATTATCACCAAATCTAAGAATCTTCTTTCCCTTTGAGTGGTAAACGAATCCATCCTTCTTGTTCAACAAACCTGTTCTATAATCTATCTGCACCTCTCTAACACTATGTGCGATGTTTCTACTTCTTCTTGGTTGATAAGCCAATTCATCACTTGGAACTTTGTTACCGAAATCCAGACATGTGTAATCACCGCGAATCTGCAAACTGTTCAATTTACAATCAAATGAAGCCTCTTTCATACACAACAATACTTCATCTAGAATTTTTTGTCTCTTTGCGGCGTTGTAATTGATGTACTCATCTGTTGCCATAATATTCTTCGGTCTCTTCTCATTAACTTCCATATGTTCCTCGAAAACTGCCAAATACCTGTAGATCTCCACATTTCTCTCCTTCTCTGGTAAATCGAAATGCGACTTTCTTCTAACAGCTCTACCAATAACCTGTTTCTCTCTACTCTCATACCAATATGGGTCCATGACATGCACTTGTCTGATATTCTTCAGATCCAAACCCTCTGCACCAGCAGATGTTGCCATAATAATCTTTATTCTGTTACCATCCTTATTATCAGGTGATGTGAAAACATCAATCAGTTTAGAACGTTCCTCCTGATCTTCAGCACCAGAATATATACCGTATTTCGGTTTATCATCATCAGAACCGTATTTGGAATATCCATTAGCCTCCAACACTTTAGCAAAAATACCAACACCCTCCATAGATCGGAAGTTAGAATAGACAAAGACCAATCCTTTAGAGTTATTAATATTCTCCAACATCATAAGCATCTTTGGACTATATGTCTTCAATGCTTCTGGTGTCAAAAACTTGTCACTCTGACTTGTAAGTTCTGCCAAAGCCTTACTCTGTCTCAATTTGTACTCTTTATCCATACTCACTTCATCATTATCAATCTTCTCCTCTATCTCCATATTCTTCAAATCCTCCTCAACTGTGTTATTCTTCTTCCCTTTCTTTTTCTTACCCTTTGAGAAAACAACAAAGTTCTTATCCTTGTAAGGTCTTGGAATTGTCTCTGGGAAAACAAAGTTGGAAGCCTGTCTAGTGTACACACGGAAAGTACTTTTTGGACCTGAGCTTCCTCTTCTTCTTCCACTATCTGCAGATGATCCCATCTCTGTCTTCTTCTCCTTCTCACGAAGAACAGCGTAGTATTTTCTTTGGTAGTCACTCATTGGAACTCTCATGATACCCTTGTCAATAACATCAGGGAATGTCTCCTCACTAGCCATATAGTATGACACCAATCCCATAATTCTCTTCTCAAAAATCTGTCTATCACGAAGTCTCTCACCGAACTCATCCTTAACAATGTACTCATTATCAAAATCTTCCGGATCATCTGGAAACAGATAAAGCTTCTCTATTTCATCACCATCTCCATAATAAGCTTTCACATCATGTTTCAAACACACCTCCTTAACTTGTCTAATAACGGCATCGAACTCATGTTTATTGTAACTATAAACAATTAAGTGAAGTTCTAGGCTCATTGTTGTTAAGTTCAAATCTATGTAATCAACTGTGTCAATCTCTGCTAAATCCTTCTCCAATCCACTCAAATCAGGTTTACTACCATGGCTTCTACCAATAGATATACCAAAGTGAACCATCTCTATAGGACCACGAAGAACATTAGCGAGAAGTGGAAGTTCGTATGGATCTTTCTGAATAGGAGTACCAGTTAAGGCGATGATCCTCGAGTTCTTTGCTTCTATAAGAGCATCGTAAATAAACTTTCCATTCTTACTATTGCCCAAAATACCACTAAGCATCATAGAGACTAAGTTGTGAGCTTCCTCAATAATAATAACTTTGTTATCAAGATTACCAACTCTCTTAATCTGATCTGGTGTGTTGGATGCGTTATAACTAACAAAAGAGTAAATCTTCTTATGACTATTCTTATTCTTCTTATATCTCTCATCTGCACAAAAGAGAGCACCCTTCTTCAAAAAATTATCCTTAAGAGATGCTGGTAACAAAACTACTATGTTCTTCTTATCCTTGAACTGTTCAGCAATACCAATAGCAGTGCAAGTCTTACCAGAACCTAAACTGTGGTATAAGAGAATGCCACGATAAGGACTAACAGGTTGCATGAACTTCTTGAGGAAGCGTTGGTATTTGAGGGGTGAAAAATAGTTGGATTGAATCTTCTCAGGATCTTTTGACAACTGATACTCTGAAAACTCATTATTTACCCAACTCGGGAAATAGAGTTTATTTGGAAGAACCCAATACATTGGCTCACCCTTATTATTATTATTAACTGTATTCTTTACAAAATTAATGACCTCTTTGTCTGTTGTTTCTTCAGTCACTAATTTTTTAGTATTTTTAACATTCTTATTATTAGAATTATTTTCCTGCCCCTTGTTATCACTCTCTTCTTCATCACTCTCTTCTTCATCACTCTCTTCTTCATCACTCTCTGGTTCATCACTCTCTGGTTCATCACTCTCTTCTTCGTTACTCTCTTCTTCATTACTCTCTTCTTCGTTACTCTCTTCTTCATCACTCTCTGGCTCATCACTCTCTGGTTCATCACTCTCTGGTTCATCACTCTCTGGCTCGTCACTCTCGTCTTCATCACTCTCTGGTTCATCACTCTCTGGCTCATCACTCTCTGGTTCATCACTCTCTGGCTCGTCGCTCTCTGGCTCGTCGCTCTCTGGCTCGTCACTCTCTGGCTCTTCGCTTTCAGGTTCATTCTCAATGTTAGAGTTGTTCTCTATGTTACTTTCATTTTCAACATTGGAATTTGACATTCTATAAATATATGATACATAATTATTTGTTCAAATATTTATAAGGTTTGTAAAAAAATATTTTGATATAAAATTATTATTTCTATCTTCTGTATCTAGGATTATATTGGCTGCTATATTGACCATATGTATATGATGGAGTTTGTGGATTCTTCATTTTATTAAGTTTTTCTTTTAATTTATCAAGTAATCCAGAAACTGCAACTGTTCTTGCACTGGCAATTCTAGCAGAACAAGTTAACTGTTTGTTACTTCCATTTTTTTTAGATAGTTTGTACAATCCTGTTTTTCCCTGTTTTCTTATTGCACTGTTAATTTTAGCAAGTTGTGCTTTCCATCCATCCAAAACTTCTATAACATCATCTACTGTTTCAGTTTTGAATCTCTTTTTATTCTTCGTTGTATTAATATCATTTTTAATACCCTTAACAGAACTATAAGATGATGATAAACTGTTAATCATCATTTCTGCTGTATCTAAAATGTCTTCTAATCTCTGTTTCTCACTACTTTTAAGTACCTCTTTCTCTTTTAATTTTTTCAATTCTTCCGCTAAACTCTTTACTCTTGATTGTAACTGAGCTTCTTGTTTCTGTTGTTTTGCAAGTATTAAATACTCTTCTAACTTTTCACGGTATTTCTTATTTTGCTCAGGTGTTTTATTACGTGTTCTTTGTAAATCATCAACATTTCTTTTAAGATTTGCGAAATACTTATTAGCTTCCATTTTGTTTGAATTTTTACATGGTATTCCTTTCCTCAAAAGATTTTCTAAAAATACACGGACTGGTGTTTTCTGATTCCTCTTTCTTAACATTTCCTCAACATCAGAATGATACATTGCATTAACAAACATTAAGAATTTCTGGTTATTACTTATAATATCTGACCAATAACTTATAGGTGTTGTAAATGTGTTTCCGGCTAAAACATTTGGTAACTCTTTTTGTAATTGAACAACATACGCATTTGTGATTTCATAATTGTTCAAAACATTATTTTTATCTGCATTACCAACAATAATTTTCAGTTTATTTTCTAATTGTAAAATTTCATCTTTCAATTCTTTAATTTTGTTCTGTTTTTTTTTCTGGTTTTGTTGTCTAGATATTTTAAATTGTTGTTCTAACTCTCTGGATTTATTAGAATAATTACTATTTATTGATGAACTTCCACTATTACTATTGCTACTTATTGATGAACTTCTTCTGCTTCTCGATGAAGTATAACTATCGTATGGAGTTCTACGAGTAGTCCATGGTGATCTTATATAATTCATTATATATACTATACAAACAGAAAAAAAAATTAGTAACCATTGATTAATCCAAAATGCAACAATGCAGCCTTCGCCGATTTCTGCTCTGCCTCCTTTTTTGAACGAGCACTTCCCCTACCAATCTTCTTACCATGTACATCACACACATACATATTGAAGATCTTGGTAATCGACCCATTATCATTCTCCCTAACATCTGGTGGATCTGCATGGTAAACTGGGAATTTACCTCCGAAATTCTTCTGGAAATATCTCATCAATTGGTCTTTGTAATTGTCATCCTTTCGAATAATCTCTGTAATGTCTATCGTGTTTTCTATACAGTTAATTATAAACTTTGAGCACAACTTATATGCATACGCTTCGTCAAACTTGTTACTGAAATCTAGTTTCATAGCTCCTACGAACGACTCGAAAGTGTCCTCCAGAATTCTGGAACTCTTTCGTCCATTACAAACTGTCTCTATATGTTTAGACATCAATATGTACTTCTCCAACCCTAAATACTGAGCCAATTTAGACAGTGATTCAGTCTTCACCAATTTTGAACGTGTCTTTGTCAAGAAACCTTCGTTTTGCTTCTTGAACCTTTTGAACAGATAGAACGCAACAACACTCTGAACAACACCATCTCCCAACCACTCCAATCTCTCATTGGACGCTTCCTGAATAGGAACAACAACATCAAAATCAACCTCTGTGTCTGAATCACTCATGTACTTCTCATAATGTTTCTTCTTCACATTCTTTGAATACGATTTGTTTGTGAAAGCACGTTGATATATACGTAAATCCTTAATTTTCTCAGTAACACCTCCTTTTTTCAAAATATTTTGAACAATGTTCTTATTAATCAAAATATTATTTTCGTTATAAAGATGGTACACTTTTCTTTCTGAATCTGATGAATCTGATAATGAACTATTCGAAGCACTCTTTTTAAAATTATATTGTGAATTCTTCATAATATATACTATCTAACAAATCTTTAAACTTTTTGAACCGAATCTATTTAAAATCATTTTTTATATTTTTTATATTAAGATATGTTCGATTACAAAAAAGCCCTATTCGATGCTTATAAGAATGTTGCTGAGAAAGTCCTCCCAACAATGAGAGAGAGTAATTTCTCAAAAACAGGTATGATAACCCCAGAAGAGTTTATTCTCGCTGGAGACTATTTAGTGGACAACTATGAACAATGGAGTTGGTACTCCTGTCCTGATAAGAAAAAGTGTATGAACTTTCTTCCACAAAATAAACAGGCTCTTATCAGCAACAATATCAGATCCAATAAGAATAAGAATATCCTATTGGAGGAGAATGATGAAGGAATCATCACAATTACGAAGGATTATAATGAGGAAGAAGAGGAACAATCATCCGAATCAGATTGTGATATTGATTTGGATGATTTTGAGGAGTGTAATCTTGTAACAGCAGATGAAAGTTGTTTGACACTCGGAAAAATCTCAAGAAATTACAGAGTTTACAATATATCCATCACATATGATAACTATTTCAGAACACCAAGATTGTGGCTAATAGGTTTTAAAAGTGATGGATTACCATTATCACCTGACAAGATTTACAAGGATATCTCTCTTGAACACACAAAGATAACAGTGACACTTGAAAAACATCCATTCTTCGCGGATATGAATTATATATCTGTTCATCCATGTAAACACGGACATGTAATGAAGAGATTGATAGAGGAAGAATTGGCAAATGGAGTCACTGTTAATGTTATGCACTATTTTATATACTTTTTGAAATTCGTCTCAACAATCATACCAAATTTGGACTTCGATACTACCAAATTTTGAGTATTTTTTGCCAATGCTTTTTTCTAAAAAGCATTTTGGAAATCGTATCCTCTTGTCGGAATAGATATAGGTATTTTCTTCTCAGAAACTTGATATATTCCACCACTTTCATTTATGTGAAATTTCATACCTTTTTGGAAACACCATTTGTGACCTTGAGGGCAGATAAACTTTATTCGATGATATTCTCTCAAATTATCACTAACTGGTATTTCATTGATAGCTCTCATGGAACATATATCACAACTCATTTTATAATCATATCTATTACTCATATATTAAGATAAATATAAATTATTTAATAGGTAAACGATAAAAAACTGAAAATTTCTGAACTTTAATCACATAAATCTTCTACGATCATTTACAGGTAAGAACATATTTCTAATATTCATCTTTAATTTCTCAAACCATGTTAGTTCTCTATTCATCGCTTCATGAATACCACCCAATGTGTCCATTAATAATTGAGAACTGTTATTCTCATCATAAACTCCATTAAACCTAGGTTTATCATGAGGAATAATTTCATACAATGCAGAACATATGCCACAATCTTTACATTGTTGCGAAGAACCACCGTGATCTCCGACAGTTCCTAAATTGTAGTTGCCACAGTTATTGCAATGAGTGTTGTATATTTGTTTACAATCACCGTATTTCAAATATTTTCTGCAATCGGTAACAACAAAGTTTCTACTTTTACACCCAGCACATCTACTCATTTTTTATAATAAACCTATTATAAAAAAAATGGATAAAAACAACTTTAAGCGTAGGGTCTTGTAGGGAAAGCACTCTCCCTACTTACTGTGTTTGACATCCGCCGGGACCTTCATCATCCGGTACTTCTTCATCGTCATCTTTAACATTCTCTTCATAATCCTCTTCTAGAGAGACATTGTACTTGTTTATTGCTTTCTGTTTCTTAACAGTGTTGACTAACTTGTTTATATTCTGTTTGTTAAACATTTTCAATAAGAACTCTTTGTGCTTCGGTGTTAATTTATTTGGATATGTTATTTCATATCTCACAATTAAATCACCATATTTTCCACTATCTCCTATAGGCATTCCTAGACCTTTAAATCTATGAAACGAGTTCCACTTAATAATATCATCACTACTAACAACAATCTTATCTCCATTAATATGTTGAATGGTAAATAATTGGTAAGTTAAAGACTCAATCAAACTCAAATGTTTTGTATAAATCAAATCGTCACCACTTCTCTTCAAAGCCTGTCCCTCTTCCTCTTTAACAACTAAAACAACATCACCTGGATCACCTCCAACAATTTCATTACCCTCTTCCTCAAACACTTTATACTCTCCATTTTTCATTCCTCTCTTCACATCAAACTTAAACTCTCTATCAACAGACATTGTACCTTCACCTGAACAGTTATTACACAGAGTTTCTGGATCTTTCTTCTCACCCTCTCCTTGACAAACCGGACACATTGTTTGCATCTGTTGCATCATTCCAGGTCCTAGCATTCTCCTAATAAACATCATACCCTTACCATCACACTTTCCACATTTAATAGTTTTCGCAGCACCTTTACCAGCACACATTGGACACAATTTATCAACCAAAACATTGTAAACTTTTGTTTTACCAAAGTACAAATCTTTCAAAGAAATCTCAATCTCATGAACTATTCTCCTACCTTTTGGACGTCTTTGATGCATACCTGGCATACCACCCATGCCGTGGGGAAAGAAGTTCCTCAAAATATCCTCTGCAGATGAAAATCCTCCACCTCCATTCTGTGCTTCTTTAATACCATCAACACCATACTTGTTGTATATCTGTCTCTTTTCAGGATCAATTAAAACCTGATAAGCTTCTGATATCTCTTTGAATTTTTGTGTAGCCTCATCTCTATTATTTGGATTCCTATCAGGATGCCATTTCAATGCAAGTTTCTTGTATGCACTCTTAATTTGTGAATCGTTCGCGTCTCTATTAACACCTAACAAATCGTAATATTTAGTGTCACTCATGAATTATATGATAAAGCAATATAAATCTTTAAATCCCTTAACCCCTTTTAAAAAAAGGGGCTAACACCCAAAAACAAGACCCATTTTAAAAAAGGGGCTAACACCCAAAAACAACACACCATTTTACACCTTTGCTGATTTAAAACGCCGATTTTTATTTATATCTTTTTTGAACTTTTAATCTTGTTGATTTTTTAGGTATATATTTATAATTTCTTTCATAACTTCCCTTCATAATATTCTTAAATATTAATTTAGGAATATTTTTAATTATTTTTTTAACATTTAATTTTAATTTATTTAAGCCTATATCATGTGTTTTTCTTAATTTACTTTTCAAAACACTGAAAAATTGCTCAATAGAGTTTGTATAGTGTTGATAAGGAATTGAATATAATAATTTATTTTGTTTGTTAATTTCTTCTTTTACATTTTTATTTCTATGACTACTTGCATTGTCCATTATTATTAATTTTTTCTCATATTTTGTATTTATATATTCTTTAATAAATTCTATCAATCTTTCACTATCAATACCACCTTTATCATAAATTTTATAACCAATAATTCCCTTTGTTGTCATAGCAAATATACCTGTATATTTTTTGAATACTTCTTGACTACTTGTTTTTATTGTACATCTTTTACCTATTTTTTCATAACAGTGTTTTCTTACTTCATAAGAATTTAATGATGTTTCATCAATACAAATTAAATCATCTAAATTATATTTTTTAATTTCTTCATAAAAAGTTTTTAATTGTTTATTTATATCAACTGGTTTCCTAAATCTTGTTTTAGGTATATGTCTTAATCTTGTTTGTTTAAGAGTTATATTAATATCTCTTACAACAGATGTTATATGACTTCTACTAAATTTTTCATTAAATTTTTTATTTAATTTTATTGTTAAATCATTCATTGTTATTGTTTTATTATCTTTTATTGTTTCTTTGATAAATTTAATATATTCCTTTTTAATTTTATAAGCAATATATTTTCTCTTTTTTCTTTTAATTTCATTTGTATTGTTAAATTTTTTAACCCATCTTATTAAACTTCTTTCACTACAACCAAATATTTTACAAGTTTTCTTTTGATTTTTAATTTTCAAATAATATTTAACAGCAGATATTTTGAAATCTTCACTTTTATGTTTGGTCATATTATATATTTTATTAAATTATTTTTATTAATTTCTTATTTTTTCTATATTAATTAAATCTAATGTTTTAATTTTCCAATATTTAGCATCATATATATCATATTTAGTAAAAATAAAAACATTATAATTATCATTATTAATTATATTTTTATTAATTAATTTGTTTAAGATATCCTGAGATTTTGGACGTTTTTTAAACCATAAAATATAATTTTTATTTGTTTCATTAATAGTCACACTTATACATACACCCATAATTAATATGTAATATTATAAATTCTTTATATATATAAAATTTATAACTTTATTTTCATTTATATCCTTTGGTCTTTAATATAGCATTATATAATTGAATAGCTTTTTCACATTCAAACTTTTTGTAGTTGAGTTCACATTTTTGTATCATTTGCTCTAATGCTTTATTGG